GGGCGACAGCCCACACAACACCAGCACCGAACACATCGACACGGTGATACAAGCAGTAAACAACCTGTCGTCGCAATCCCGACTGTGCATAGAAGCAATCTTCTACGAACGCATCTCTTACAGGAGATTGGGTTTGAGACTCGGGTGCAGTAAGCCTCACGCATGGAGGCTTACGCACAAAGCAATCAAGGAACTAGAGAAACAACTGGTCAACCAACCATCAATCAACAGGAGGTACAAAATGTTCCAAAACTGGAACGAAGCATGCTGGTCACAACTAGAAGAGGTGAACGAAGGCATCGCCATCATCACCAGCGACAGGGGTTTGGAGAACCTTCAGTCGCTCCTAGTTGTGTACGTGGACGAGAAAGGCGACCCGTTCGCACCAGACATCCACGAACTGTTCTCGTCGGTCGCACTCCATGCGATCAGTCACCTGCGTGGCTACGACGTGACGCTTGAATCCGTACACGATCTGCTCTGCTCAAAGCAGGCGGACTACGGGCACGGCAACATCCTCGCATTCGGAGACATCGGCATCTGTGTCCGAATGTCAGACAAGATTGCTCGCATCAAAAACCTGCGAAACAAAAAAGCAATGAATGAGTCCCTCATGGACTCTTGGCTGGATCTTCTGGGCTATGCTGTTATCGGCCTGATGTTGCTGGCCGACACATTCACCCTACCCCTAAGGAGCGACAATGACTGAATCCAATAGCACCAAGAACATGATCAACGACGGCGGTGACATCGCATTTCCCGACATTGCGGCACTCACGCTTGCCATTGCCCTGTGGTTGACCGCAGGCAACGAGAAGGCGTTGGACGAGATCGGTCGTATCGCTGACGAAATCAAGGAAAGGTTCCAAGGGAATGACCAGGAGTGAAATCAAAATCCTTGAAAACATGCTCAAAGTTCTAGAGAAAGCGATTGTGGAGAGGGGTCTGCCAAAGAGCCATCTCCACAACATCAAGGATCTGAGATCCAAAACTCTTTCCATCTTTGTGAATGAGTTCAAGAAAAGTGTTCAGGAGAAACCATGAGCGACTTTGAAGGAATCGATCCTGCCGACATCGCAGACCTAAAAGCAAAAGCCGACAAGATCGTGAAGGACGCAACTACCTACTACGAGATCGGCATGTACGTGCCACATCAAGGAGCAGAAGAGTTTCTTGCGGCCTACGACAAAGCAAGCAACGGTGACATCATGTCACTCATGGACTTGCTCATGTTCATCCACGTGATCGCAGACTCCCTCAGGGAGGCTGTGGAAGGAGACGACAAGAATGTTTGAAGTGATCGTCGCTATCGCAATATTTGTAGTGCCGATAGCCCTGTTTATGAGAATGTTCTAGCGGACAGGATTCAACAAGCATCCAAACACCGCATCGACATAAGCGGCATCCTTGGCGACGGCGGGGCTGAGTTCAACATGAATCCAGTTCCCGCCACGACCAATGCTGTTCTTCTTGTACACAGTCCAATCACCCTTGTTGCAATACCATCCACGCCCCCAATCACCATAACGGTAATCGTGGATGGCCTCAATGCCGAACGCCTCAGCGTTCCGCACACAGAAATCAACAAACGCCAAACCGTCCTCACGGTTGGTGTAGCCGAAATCGATCGCCCGACCCGTCGAATGAACGGACATCTTGTCGGTGCCGCGGATCTTTCGCACCTGAAACGAACCATAGTTCTTCAGTTTCCCACCATTCAAAAACAAAGCCATATTCTTGAATCGTTCAGTACCAGCCAAATACCCCTGAGCGATACCGTCAAACCCCGTGTACTTACGCTTAGCCATCTCAGCCTCCAGCCGCCTTCTTCCTCAACGCATCCTGCTCAATCTGTCGTCGCCTCTGCTCGGCCTCACGCATCTCTGGTGTCACCTTCTTCAACGGCACACCAAAGTACGACAGAATAGAACCACCCTGCTTACCCTTGTACAAGTCCGTCGCAGGCAACAAACGTTCCGTTTGTGCCAGCGGAGGCAACAAGTTCATCAACGCATAATTCAACTTCGGATCAACACCCATCTCACCCTCACGGGTACGCTTCTCCTGACCCAGAATAGAAGCCAACGCCGACACAGCACCTGACGCAGGGCCACCCATCGGTTGCTCGCCACGTGTACTAAACGGCACGTCGTTGTAGAAACGACGCTCACCCAACAACTCAACAGGCACACGCAACGCAGGGTTCACATACGACAGCAGACGCTTCGGATCTTTCAACTCGTTGAACTGCTGGCTAATCCTATTGAAACCAAGATCAGGAGCAAGATAAGTGTTGGTACCCACTTTGATACCGCCCTGCTCCTTCAACCAAGACGGAACCATCTCATCATCATCGTCCTGAGCGACACTCTTCATCGCCTTCTGATAAATCAGATAGGCACGAGGATTCTCATACTGATTGACGATCTGCATCGGCAAGTTACGAGACATCCAGAACCAGAACGGAACAATAGACCGCATGATCTCATCGCCAGCACTCGTCGCCTCATAATCAAACAGATAACGCTTCACCCGTGCTGTCGCCGCATCAAAGTCCGCGCCCTTACGCACAGAGTCCCATGCCAGAATGAAACGTGCCGAACCTTCCGACACCTCGTTGGCCTTACGGAACGTGTTCACCCAACGGTTATCGACAAGCCACTTGCGCTTCGGGTTGAAAGCTTGAACAGCCTCCATGCCTCGGCCATAGCCAGAGGCATCCATAGCGGCAACCGCAGTCTCGACGAGGTTGCGACGGGAAGCAGGCAACGAAGCCAGCCACTTAGCCTCATCGCCTGTGGCGGCGGCACGACGCCAAAGTTTGTACAACTCCAAACCTTCCGTCATGCTCTTCAAATTGGCTCCAGCACCAAACAGCATGAACGTGTTACCCATCGTGTTGCGCACAACGAACCCAGGCGACGACACGGCGTACGCCTTGAAGAAACTTGTGTACTTCGTCAAGAACGGTGTCAGGCCACGCACAAACTCAGGCTTGCTCAAACGGTTCAAGTTCACAGACAGTTCAGCCAGCCAGTCCTGCGCCTGATACGACGGCAAACCAATACTAGCAAGACTCTTGAATCCCTTAGACACCTGTTCTTCAACCGTGCGCCCAAACGATCCATCATCAATAAACTTCTGGAACGAACGATACAACTCGTCGTGCTTGTCCGCCATAAAGAAGTTGGCTTGTGCAACCAGATAGTCGTTGCGCAACCGTTCCAACACAGGAATAATTTCGGGGTTTGTCTTAGCCAACTGCGGGCCGTTGCGACCAATCACTTCTTCAAACTCGTCAAGCAAAGCCAACACGAAAGGAAGATCCTTCGGATCTTGAATCTTGCCAGCAGGCAACTGGTCTTCAATCTTCTTAGCAAAGTCGCTAAGATCGGAAACATAACTTTCCAAACGCTGTGCGTTCTCGGAGTACTGCGCATCTCCGTAAGCGATGGTCGCAGTCTCAAAGCGGTCTACTGCGTCGTCGTACGCTTTGCTCGCCTTGGCGACAGCCTTCTCAGCCTTCTCGCCTTCAGCCAGCAAGGCGGCTCCACGCTTTTGCTCTTCCTTTGCCACACGACCCTTGACAGCCTTGATCGCTTTCTCGTAAGCGATAGCCTCCGCCTCCATCGCTCCGATACGAGCCATCAGATAGTCCTGCTGATCGGAGAAGATGGAACGACCATTTACGGTCATGTAATTGCGGGCGATGTAATCTGCTTCATCAAGCAGATCATTCATCTTGGTGACAAGCGAATCATAGTCAGCGATCTTAGCAACACCACCAAACTCGCCCTTCAGAAGATTCTTCTTCGGAAGGCGAGGCACCAACTTCTCGAGTTCGCCACGCATCATGGCAACAATCTCAACAGGACTCTTGTTGGCATTCCTCTTGTTCGCCATCAACTCACGGAAACGAACCTTCGCATCATACTGACCCTTGGTCTGCGTGGTGATCAGTTCCAACAAACTGTCAAAGTTCTTCTTTGTCGCCGCCGCTTGTCCACGTGTGACATCAATGGCCATATCGAATTTGGCGGTCGGCCCGACATAGCCGTCCGCCACGCCCTCGGGGAGATTCTTCAACATGCGTTCGATAGCACCGCCACGTTCATTCAATTTGGTGTTGGCACGCTCCAACAAGGTATTCATACGAGTCTCGTCACCAACAAGAGCCTTGTTGATTCGTGCGCCGACAGAGGCATTCAACTTCTCCATGCGGGCAACAGCCAACTGCTCGTCGGAACCCTTCCACGCATCGTCAAGGAACTTCAGACGTGCCGCAATGGTTTCATCAGTAGCTTTGCCAGAAACTTCGGCAATGGCTTCCGCCACATCATCCAAAGTGAGATCGCCCTCGTTGATGAGACGAGAAATCTGATGCGCCTTGTACAGAGCCGAGTTGCGGATCTGCGGATCTGCCGCATCGATACGCATCTGAGCCTTCTGGTATTCACGACGCAAACTAACCATGTCACGACGCAACTCTTCGGCAATGCTCTCGTTCAGATTGCGTTGGAGATCGTACTCGGCACGAGAAATCTTGCGACGCCTAAAAGCGTCGTCAAGACGAATGCTCTTACTGCTCAACGGCACGGATCTCCTTACCGACACGAGACAACTCTTGCTGGATGTCTTGTTGCGCCTGCCACAAGGGACGCATCTCCTTGGTTAGGCGACCAGGCTGAGACAATGCGGCGACATCAGGGACAACATCGCCCTGAATGATCGGCATGAATAGTGCCTCAATTTCCTTAGGATCAAATGTCTGACCAATCGGAACAGACTGAGATGAAAGACAAACTTATCGAATCTCTCTTGGCAATCAGTTCTTCAATTCTTCCTGCGAATGCCCTCTGAAATATCGCCAGATTGACCAACCTGCGCATCATATACATCTGACGTAACCATCCTGCCCTTTTCAGCAGGATTGATTGAACGAGCGTAATCCTTTTCAAGGCGAGCAATCTCAGCCTCAATCCTCTTGCGTTCAGCAACAGCAGTAGATTCATATCCAGTAATCGGGATAAACTCATCAATGTCGGTTTCCCTTTTTGCGCCAAACGATTCCAAGGCTTTTTCTGCCTCACGACGAATCTTGTCTGCTTGCGCTTTATTTGCCGCCGCCCTCTTAGGATCGGCCGTAAATTTGGATTCAAGCTGATCGGCCTTCTCAATAGCACGTTCATACCGCTTCTGTGCGGCAACCCATTCTTGGGTCTGCGTCCCACTTCTGGTAGTTTTCTGAGCCGTAGCCCCGCCAACAGAACGGCGTGTATAGAACGTAGCGTTCTCCGCCCTTCCAGCCTCTTTCGCAAACTTATCGATTTCCTTGAAAAGAAGAAAGTTTCACATACTCGCCGTTTTCTTTGCGAATGTAAATACTTGAGCCACGCTCAAAAAGTTGCTTCGCAATAGTAAAGTCACGAAGCTTGCGCTTCAACACAACCGCATCAGAAGGTTCAAGTTGAGCCAACAACTTGATAATCTCATTCAACTGTCGTCGCTCAACACCAGCCAAATAGTTAGGATCGTTGCTCAACTCCGCAATCTGCTTGTACGTCTCACGAGCCAACTTCAAATCATCGCTAGAGAACTCACGATACGGTTCGCTCTGACCCGTATACGGGCGCACAGGGCCACCAGTACCCTCAACATCTTCCACAGTCCTCCGTGCCCTAGAAGCACGAGCGGCCTTCTTCTCAGCAGTCGCAACCTTGCCCACGAGGGTGCGACGCTCAACACCAACCTGAGCAATAAACTCACGTTGCTCCAATAGGTCGTTGTATGTGCGGCGAGCCACATCGGAAATAAACGTTGGCATCGTATTGTTGGCCGTCATGCGAACACCCTGATTGGCCATAGTCGGCACAGAGAAGGGATCAGCCATAGCGAGCATACCCCTGAACTGATATCTGGTTCTGCGAGCCTGATCACGCATGATCGCATTCACCGAAGCCAACCAAGAAATCATCTCTTCACGAGAAGCATCCTCAGCAATAGATCCAAACGCACGACCACGCTCAATAGCCTTCTCTCGGATCTCAGTCTGACCAGCACGCACAGCCCTCAACACAGCACGCTTCTCGGCCTTCGCAGAAGCCTTCGGCGCATACGCATCCAAAGCATCCTGAATCTCACGCAACGTAACCCTACCCTTGGTGCGACCAGTCACACTCCTATACCAAGGAATCCACACTTCTTTCAACAAACGCTTACGCTCAGCAGTCAAACCCTTATAGGACTCTCCACCCATCTGAGAGACAATTGCCCGCTTCTCTTCCGCTGTCGTCGCATTCCTCAATGCAATTTCTAGTTTGCGTACACGCTCAATTTCGCCACGAGCACCAGTACGCCCACCGTACAACTCAAAGCTACGACGAATCGAGTATCCGCTACTAGCACCAGCATGCTTTGCCAAATGAACGTTGCCGTTGTGGGTGGAAAGAAAGCGGTCAATCTCGTCGTGGAGTGAGGCGGCATCTGCGTGCTGACCGTCCATGGCGGCACGATAGATCTTATCCAAACCATCCGACACTTCATAAAGACTAGAGATTTCCCTGTTGGCATCACCAACAAACTCACGAGCAACCTTCTGATAGATGCGCTGAGCGATAACTTCGTCAGGCATCAAACCGACGGGCAGAAGGGTGTCCGTGACAGCCTTCATGCGCCGTTCGGTTTCAAACACAAACCAAGCATCAATAATATCATTCTTGGCCTTATCGCCAATCTCGGCGGCCCAGTTGACATTCACCTGACCGATACGAATCTTCGGATTCAGTTTGCGCAATTTGGCACTCTCGCTGTCGATGCGCCCACGCAATGAAGCCTGCGCAACTTCCTGCGTCTTCAAATCCTTCAAATAGAACTTGATAATAACCTTACGCAATTCTGCTTCTGGCCGTGGTGTCAAACCACCAGCCGCCTTAGATTCCTCCACCGCAAGGCGTTCCCTCAGGTTTTTGACTCCCGACTTTACACGTTCCTCTGGGGCGACCGCACGACCCCCAGTCGTGCTACGCCCACCACGACCCTTCGCCCTAGCTTGACTTTCTGGAATACCAGATGCCGCCCTACCACGTGCGGCAATTTCTTCAGTTTTTGTTGCGGCGACAATACGGGGTTCAGGATCAATTGAAGATGGGGTGCGACCGCTCAACATCAACTCAATAAAATCGTTGATGTCTTCCGCATCACCACCAGCAACAATCTGATCAATGTCGTCAATGAAACGCAAAGCGTTGAAACTTACAGATCCAGTCTTTGCGGCTTCCTGACCAAATTTCTGTGCGGTAAACACAACTTCCTGTTGGAAACCAGCCTTGTCGCCAGCAAGAATCGTAAGTTTCTTTACAAAATCATCAAACGTATCCAACCGACCCTCAAAGGTGTCATCAAGGTAGTCGGCAAAATGTGTATGCAAAGATTCAAACTCTGGCTTAGACACAAAACCAGCGACAAAAGCACGTGGGTTTTCGTCATACGCCTTACGTGCCATTGCCTCCGTGATCGTCGGCAAACCCTGTCGTTCAAGACGACCCACACCCATGATCTCGTTCAACATTTTGTTGGACGAATAGTAGGTCATGACAGCGGCAGTTATGTCGTCGGCAACCTTCTGGTAGTTGTTGACAATCTTTTCAACACGAACAAACTCTTTGTTCTGACGTGCCTCGGCCAACAACTTCTTCCACTCAGACAACTCAGACATTCGACGCAATGAACCAGTTTCAGTTACGCCGTCCAACTCAAACATTCGTCGCAACGCAGGCTCAGTACGAGTAAGCACGAGACAAAGCCCCATCGCTAACAGCATCCATCCAAACAATCGCAGTACGAATATCGTCAATCTCAGCCTCACCACGAGCCGCAGTTCGCAACGACATCCAAAACACTTTCTGGAGTCAACTCACGCAATCTCTTCATAGAGATAGGAGCAAGACCATTGATCGCCTTGAACCTATCCGAAGCAACATAATCAGCAAGCTTCTGATCTCTGCCACCAACAGTCTTGATGTCGCCACGAGCGGCAGACTTTACGCCACGCAACAAGTCTGCGCCGACAATAGAATCAGGAATGTTCTTGCCGTCAATCACATCGTCAATGTGCATCTGAAGCGAGTTGCCGAACTGGAACAGAATCTCTTCTGTTTCACGAAGGGCGGTAACCTGATCCTCAATCTGCTTCAAACGTGCTGCCGTCTGCTCGGCACTAGACATAACATCGGTCAAGTTGGTGCGCATATCCTCAATATCGCGCAACAACTTCTGATGCTCCTCTTCCAAACCTCGGACAAGATCGGGGACTTCATCGTCAAACATGTTGGAGATAGCCATGCTGGTTTCGTTCATGACACGAGACATCTCATCAAGATGTTCTCGTGTCTTTACAACCGCACGACCAGCAATCTCAACAGCCTCATCTGCGGCCGCAGTACCCTTAGCCCAAGCATTCAAACGCCCCTCAGCGTTCTTCAACCTTCCGCCAGTAACCTCGTTCATTATCTTTCGGATGTCGTCGACATTCTTCTGAACAACTCTTGCCCGCATTGGAGCGATTGGCGGCAGTCTCGGCCATAGACTTACGCAAAGCCTTGACAGCATCCTTGTCGACTTTATCCACACGTTCAAGTTTCTTGAAGATGCCCTTATCAACCAAATACTTCTTGCGTGCAATCATGCCCATCTGCTCGGCATAACTACCAACATACTTGTCCATTACGGCGGCAAGATTGGTTTCAAAGAAGTCACCCTTGTAGCCAGCGTTACGAGCAATCTCGTTGAGACGCTTCAATCTTCAAATCATCAACACCCAACTTCACGCCGAAGAAAGTGTCATCCGCCATCATACGAGGCTTGAACGCACCAGCAGGATCAAGAGGATTGTAAATCACTTCACGCAAACCACGAGCAAAGTCGCTTTGACTCGTGGTCACAAACCTGATCGCATCATCAGTCAGCACGTGAGGGAAGTATTGGCTGACCTTCCGTGTCGTCGCATTGGGATCAACGGCGCGAGCCGAACTATCAACACGACCCCACAAATCATCAAACCAACCCACAACACGATCATACACAGCACGTTCTGTGGCACCCAACGTATCTAGTGCAACCGTACCCTCCAAAGCCTTATACAAATTTGGTGAAGCAGAACGATTAACTATCAACACCAACATCATTCACCAACTGTCGTAGCGACGCTTGCGCATAACGACTCTCTGCCGCTTTGGCGGCACGACGGGTGTTGTCGGAGATGACCATACGCAAATATGTTTCAGCACGCTCCGTAGGCACAGTACCTCGTGCCAAAGCCTTACGGGCCTCCTTCACATCATCTAGGGTGAACAGTTCGTTGGCACGCTTGAAGAAATGATCTCCGCTCCACACACAGCATGGAGGTCAATCCCTTTTCAGCGGATTGACCGACACGTGTGGTGCCTCTTGATGCGCTTGCCCATGAAGTAAACTCCAGCACGGTCAAGACCGACCTGCTGGAACACATCGTCCTGAAAGCGTCGACATGGCGGAACGACCGTAGCGTGCAACTTGCTTCGCCAGTTCGGCATTGCCTGTCTTGTCCAAGACTCGTGTGGCTAGTGCTTCACGACCCGCACGTCCAGTAATACGGATACCCTTGGTTCCCGCTTCAACGACATCATCAACCTTGCCGACAGCACCCAAAGCCTTATTGGCACCAAATGTTACGTAGGTGAGCGGATCGGTAAAGATGTCACCAGCCAAACCAATTAGGCGGTTGCCCCACTTGGCCCATCCAGAATCGCCCTCAAATACATCGCCAGTCAACGAACCGAACCCGTACATCGGGTTCGCTACGTTCTTGGTGAAATCATTCCACGAAGCGGAAGTATTGGGATCTCCATCAAGTGCGTCTTTGATCTCTTCAATAGAAGCGACGACAGCACGACCAGGCATGGAGATAACCTCTCCAGCCTTCACCACAACCTTGCCGATAGGTGATTCGATCAGGTCTGTCAGAAACCCCTTCCAGCCACCAATCTCGGGCTGAGAAGCCTTAGCCATGTCCTCAGCCCAATAATCCTTACGCAGAGGATTGTCTAGTTGGGTGGAGTTGACGAGGTTCTGGCTCCGCATCACGTCCTTCAAGGACTGTACTGCGGAACGCCCCTGTAGGCGAGGGTTGACAAAACCTTTATTTGGATCGTAAACAGCCATCAATAATAGGTGCTGGTGTTACATGCCCTGAAGGCCCAAGGCACGTCTACGCAGGGCTTCCTCCAGAGGGGTGCGACCCTGGATATCCAAACCAATCTTTTCTCCAGCCAAACGCAAATTAGCAATCGCCTGATTAGTCATAGCCTTCCGCTGTGCGTCAGCGGCTTGTTGGTCAATGGCAGACTCATTCTGCGACAACTGAGGAATTCCCATGAGCGTAGACAGGATCGCCCTCTTGACAGAATCAATGCCTTCCTGAGAAACCTGACCCCCCTGTTTGTCGACGAACATGCCGAAGTTTCTCTTGCCGCGATTGCCATCGCCCACAGCAAAGGCATCACCCTTCTTGGCAAATGGCCCACTCGCATCCTTGGAAAACATGGAACCTACACCCTCCCCAAGCGGACGCACATTGCTACCTAGCGGAGGCACACCTTCGCCTAGAGACGGAACATCTTCGCCCAGCGGCTTTGAAGTCGGCATACTATTTTTACCACGTGATGACTTATTCGACTTGCCACCTGTTTCTTTACCAGATTCAGGGATGTTTACCTTGTTTCCGATACCCAAAATTTCGGATAGCCGCCTAAACTTAGCAAGTTTGGCGGCACCAGCAGCCGCATCACTTTTTTGGGCAACATCTTCACTCTGCTGAGACAGTCGGGACATGAAAGCACGCAAATCATCGCTGATCGGCATGTCGTCCATATTCCATTGCTCATACGGCTGAGGCAAACCAGCCTTACCAAAAATATTGCTTGCTTCAGACTCCAACAAATCCTGATCGTATTTGATGCGAGCGGCAACATCCCGCTCCTTCTCATCAAACATCTCCTTCACGGCACTACGAATACCTTCCAAAGACAAACCCTGTTTGACTTCAGTTTCATACTCGAAACCCAAACCGTTGTACAAAGCCGCAACAGCGGAAGCCTCATCAAGGCTTCCATCCATAATGCCCAAAGCAGTATCACGCCACAAAGGATTCGTACTATTAGCGTAAGCATCCAATCTCGGCGTATTCGGAACATACGGAGCAGGCAACGTGTACGAAAAATCAAAAGTATTCCCAGTAATACCATACTGAGGATTGAACAAATACGACGACAGATCCTGCATCGTATTCACAGACTTAGGGTTCACGCCACCCAACATCTGTAGCATCATGTCGTAAGTAGTAGCCATCAGCGACCTCCAAGTTGAGCCATCAACTGTGAAACATCCACACCCTTAGCGGCCAACTCCAACAACTTTTCTTGCAATCCGCCACGGATAGACTGCTGACCTTGACGCTCCTGCAAGAGAGTCTGCAACTGTTGTGAACCCAAACTGTTGAGGATGTCAGCCAACTGACCAGACGTACCAAGACGAGCCTGCAACGCCTGCTGAACCCAACCCCAACTTCTGCTCATCAAAACGAGCACGCTGAGCCATCTCACGCTCTTGACGTTGATTCAACAACTGCAAAGCGATTGCACGCTGATTCGCACCCAAATCCTGCTGTGCGCCAGCACGAGCAACATTCACATCACCGATACGAGACTGCTGAGCCGCAGTCTGCGAAGCACCCAACAACTGCGCCAAATTACCGAACGCATTACCTGTCGCCGCATTCTGTGACTGCAACATCGCCTGCAAAGCATTCGTACCTTCAGACGGTGCGCCGACAGCCTGAGAATAGGCGGCCATCGGATCAGTAACCGCAGGAGCCGCCAACATCTGCAAACCAGCATACGGATTCTGCTGAGCCTGCAAAGCCTCCAAAGCACGCTGAGTGGTATCGTCAATCGTCTGCCGCCCCTCGGCGGTCTGACGATCAACCTCACCAGTAGCCTGCGTATACATGTTGGCCAACTGAGCCAACATGTCGGTATTGCTTTGCTCCAACTGGCTTGTCTGCTGACCGAACAGAGAATTGATCAACTCATCCTGTTGAGAATTGCGATCAGTAATTTGCTTCATCAAATCCGCATACCCAGACTTGATCATTCCAGTATTATCAGGCAACGTCGACGACATCTGACCGATTGCGCTAAGAAGATTGGCGTAACCACCACCACCACTACCGCCACCGCCAACGGGACTGCTAGTGGCAGGAGTTCTACCAGACTGCACAATACCCTGACGAATCCAATTGACATCAGACCACTTTCCCTGACCAGAAAGAGGTTGACCAGAAGAAACATAATCAGCATAACCAGAAAGAGCAGCCTTGGTGGTCGGATCATCCCATTTCCAAATAGGTGTCGCCTGACCATACTCATCCATAACCTTCGTAAACTTGTCACGAGGCATAATACTGGTCGTACCAGAAGTAGGAGCCTGCGAAGTTGTCATCGCCTGACGCTCGGCAACATCAGCACTAGTCGTCGGTGTGCGCCGACGACCAGTCTGGATACGACGCTCTTGTGAATCCGCAGAACCGTAACGTGGTGCCATAATCAACTCCCCAAGAATGGGCGCAAGCCCGACAAAGAAGCCGCCGTGGCAAGAATGTCACGTTGCTTCGCCAACTCTATTTCGGCCAAAGTATCCTCATACCCCGCACGAGCCTGCACATCACCCAAGTCGTACTGTGCCTGCTGTTGACGCAAAGCATCCAACATGTCGTTGCGCTGGGTCATCCAGTTCTGCGAATAGTCCGCAGTCGCCTGACGGTAAATACCACTATTCCGCAAACCACGCTTACCGTATCCAGCACCAAACCCTTCAAGACCACGGGAAGACGACCTGTCCAAATCCGACAGTTGCCGTGCTCCACGCTGTTGTGACAGGAAACGGCTGAAGGCGTTTTGGGACATGATTGCATCCCGCTGTTGGGCGGCGGAACGGCGTTTAGGTTCATATGCGAGTCCAATGTCGGTGTAGGCCATCACTAATCTGCTTTTTCGTTACCCTGCTGGGCTTGTAGTTGGATGATGGTCGCCTCCAACAAGGCGACCTTCTGGGCGTATTCTGCTATCTGACGCAACAAAGATTCGATCACTTTGGACGCTTCAAATCTGTGGTTCGTTCATTGGGACTCCAATTCTGAAATACGGCGACGACAATCTTGGATAGCGATAGTTAGCAGGCTCATCCATCCCGTTCGGGCTGATGCCATTTGGCGGAGTTCGGCAGATGTCGCCGTTCTCTATCGACGTCCATGCCATGCGTGGCAAGGAACGGAGATATGTCATTCATGTCCTCCGCCATCGGCCCAACCTCAGGAATGTTCGGAGCGATCTTTCGATTCCACAAAGTAACGTCGATGGCATCAATCATCTGCGGTGTAAGAACACCGTTGAGAGGCTGGATATTCTCTTTGTCTGCCTTGGTGGACGTATTGCGGACAAGGTAATAAATGCCGAACACGGTCGCCCATTGTGCCGCTTGACCCGAACCCGTATTATTGGCGTGTTGGAAGTAAGCCCCACCCGTTCCCGAGATGTAGACATTAGTGTTACTAACCTCCAACTGTGCGTTGATTGGCTTGTTGATGGACACGTTCGTGCCACTCACAATGAGTGTGTCGCTTGACGGTGTTCCAATGCGAACATCGTTGGCATAGGTTCGCAAATACATTCTTTGGTCGCCTGCCGCACCCATAAGCAAATATCCGTAAGCGTTCTCAATTACGGAATACGAAGCACCTCCAGTCCAATCACCAATCCGAATGTTCTGACTACTCGCACCATCAACATCCAAGAATCCGTATACCTTTGCGGAGGTAGAACCCACTTCCAAGGTGTTTGTGTTCTGCCCACCAATGTAGACAGCCCCAGCCCCTGACTCAGTACGCAGATAGATGTTCGTATTGACACCCGTTGAACCGAGCAACAGATAACCGATGTTCGTTCGGAGGGCGGTGTAACGGCCGTCTTGGTTCCAATCTCCGAATTTCCAGTTGGGGACTTGATGCGTTTGACCCATTCACAATAATTTGCGTTGGGCTTGTAATCGTTCCGCTGATTGAAAGGGAGGTCAGCGTTCCGAGTCCCGTAATCCCTGTGTACGAACCAGATATTCTTGCTGTGCCAATAGTGCCAGTAAGCAATGAGGCTGGGATGCTTCCAGCAGAAAGTGTTCCAACAGAAGTCAACGACGAAGACACCACATTGGACGCAAGAGTCGTCCCTCGACAACTGTCCAGCAGGATACTTCCCCTTCTCCCACAACGATGTCGACGCATTGTAAACAATCGTGTCCCCAGTCGTAGGCGACAACGCCGAGACGTTGTGCAACTCCTCCAACTCCCAACCATTCAACATATGAACGTTGATCTCACCGTTCGTGGCATGAGCACGAGTCACAACACCCAAATACACAAGGTGATATGGGGCATGCGGCTTGTTCGCCAAACCAAACGTAAGACCACCGATCACCGTGGGCGACAGCCACACGGGATCGCCAGCAACAGCCGCACTCGTGTCGATGCCAGTCACAAGACCTTCGGTGACAACATACCCCTGAGCGTTAGTAGCCAAAGACTGATCTAGCAAGCCAAGTACCGTAGCGGAGGTGGCATCGCTTGTAGCGATAGCCCCCTTCACAAGAATGTTTGTACCGTTGGCACCAGACGTGTAAACGGCCGCACCCTTAGGGAGCGTAGACGAGTTGTCGCTTTTTACAAGAGTCTTGGTCTTCTCTGCAAAGTTGTCAATCCATTGCGTATTGAAATCTGTTCCATCAATCTTTGAAAGAATCTGACCTGCGGTACCCCCAGCAGGAATATAAGGAATCAGACAGCAACGACAGATACTCCGTCAGCGACCCGAAGGTGCGCTGAAGGGGTATCGTATTGTCACCACGAAGTGATGCAATTGCGGGTGCAGTCCATTTTTCCATCAGAGCTTGATCAGATAGTTCACCACGAGGTAGGGCTGGAGATTATTGTGGGCTTGTCCTTCGCCAGTAGCAAGAGACGCCCCAGAAAGAGTGTGGGTGTGGGAACCGTTGGTGGTGATGCTTCCCGAAATCGTGTGGCTGTGCGTACTCTGCGTCTCCTGTGGTTCCGCTCACATCGTGGGTGTGGTCAGAACCCACAGTTGTAAGTGTGGGCAATGTGCCAACGGCAATACCAAATGTGTTTGTGGTGCCGTCGATAACACCATCATTGTTGGAGTCCTTGCCAGTAATGTACGTCGTGCTGTATGAAGTCACGTTGTACAAAAATCCCTGAAAGTTGAGTATGTTGAAAGCAGGGTTGTGTGTGTGAGCGCCGCTGGAAGCAATCGTAAGCGTGCCATCGGAGTGATTGTGGTTCGCCTGCGTAGACAAACTAATACGTGTTGGCATGCGTGTGACCAGCATGAGTGTCCATCGAATAGGTGCCCACACCATGCGTGTGCGACGGCAACTGTGCCGTCGTCAACGCATGAGTCTTCGCCCCGCCAGTCTCAGCCAAAGCATCAAACTCAACCTGAGTCGCATCGAAACCTACGGGGACACGGCCCTTCAGGTTGGGGACGTTGAATGTCGTAGAACCATCACCCACACCATAGGTAGTTCCGATTGCAGCGAATAGACGGCTGTAGGCCGCATTCGTGCGCGAAATCGCAGAGCCATCGCAAATGAGCCATCCGCTTGGCGCAACACTACCCCCAAATTGCGTGATGATACCAGCAGGAATAAACGCATCGACATACGCCTTCCGAACAGCATGGTTATCAAGAGTGGGTGTCGTAGCAGGCAACGAAGGGATCGCAGTAAAGGCAACAGACGCATCACGTTGAACCACCTCAGTATTCAAAAAGTTGAGAATAGAAGTAAAGTTGGAATTGACCTGTGTGCCATCGGCATTCGTGCCGTTGGCAAACGTGTAAGTAACAGAAGCAGTAGCCATCAGGCACGCACCTTTCTCGGATTGAACTTGTAAGTAATAGAGTTGACACCCCACGGTTTGCCGCCAGGGCCAGCGATCTTCAACTGGACAGAACGAGCCAAACCGACATTCTTGCCTTTGTGCAAAGCAGAACCCGAAGCTTCTTCGCCCCAGTTCGCCTCATCCCATCCGCCGATGCCGTCAGGCTCCGTACCTAGCGGTGCCCAAATCAAAGCGTCAGAAGAACCTTCAAGCAACACCTGAAAGGAACGAGCAATAATAGACTCCTCCCAATCATGGTAAACAGACACAGTCAAAAGCGTATCAACAGTCGTTTGTTTCACAACAAAATCTGGACGACGCCACATCTTGCGAGAAGACACGCTACGAGCATCATGCCAACGAGTCGTATAGTACGAACTAAAGTTGTCGAGACCAGTACCAACATCATCTTGATACACAAACATTTGATCGGCCTTCAACACATACGGGTTGGAAGGATGGCACACAAGAAAATGTGTTGCACCAGTAGACGTAATGAAATCGCATCCAGGGCCGACACCCTTGCCGTCCGAAGTCTGATACTTGGAGAAAGACCCACGTTGACCGATAGAAGGGTCATAAACAAACGTGTACGAAGGCTTGGTATCAACCCCGTCTGGCAACGAAACCCAAATCTTACGGTTCACCGCAGACACACAAATAGCATCCTGACCAGCAGGGTTCACCGTCCCATCCTGAATGATGGGGCGGATGGAAGAGAACAAATCCAAGAACCGCTGTCCGTCATACATGAACAAACCGTCAGGCCACGAAAAGAAATAGACTGCCCGTTCTGTCGCCGCCACCGCCGAAGCGTTCACGGCACCAACCTCAGAACGTCAACCCGACAACCTGAAACGTGTCAGTCGAATAACCCAAGATCGCAAAAACGGCACGCTTCTTGAACACAAGAAGATTGCCGTTGAACGGCACAATAGCAGTAATGCCAGACCCGCCTTCAACAATATCAATGTAGTCTGATTCCGCCCAAGATTTCACGATTGATCGGATGCGAAAAACGCACCCGATTCGGATAATCAACTCTCACCTTCAGTTGTGTAAGCACACCACAAACGATCAACATGCGACGACACAAAGCGGGACGTTGGCATGTGTGTTCCCGTAGGGGCAGAATAGTCATTCTGAAATTGACCAGGGCCAGAAGCGGTAAGTGCTGTGGTTGAAGAACCATTCCATTTGTACGAAGTTGTGCCAGTAGCAATATACACAAGACTTTGATTAGACGCAGACCAAGATGCGAATGACGCACCAAAGGGTGCGGTTGTGGTAACACTCATTGAAGTAAAATTTGATGCAGTCGAATAATAAACAACATTATTGGCCGACAACAACACCTGCGGTGTCGCCGCATCCCAAGCAAACAGACGTTTCGGAGAAAACTGTCCATTGGAGATTCCACCAACAGCGGTGCTGTTTAGTTTGGTCATGCCGCCACGCATCTGAAAACCGCCACGAGGGTCAATGTCCACATTTCAACAAATCGGGCGACTCATTGTCGCCCAATTGGAACGGGTCAGCACGAAGGTTGATACCACCCGTAAAATCGTCGGTACGAAGCAACGACAAACGACTCATTGCCCAAGAGTCCTACCCAAAGATTGCATCCACCAACGCCCCGAGGGACGAGGCACACCATCAGAGAAAGCGAGCGGACGTTGCGACGAAGGACGCATAATGTCCGCCGCCGCCAAACGCACAGCCTCATCAAATGTCTTGCGATAAAACGTCGCCAGTTCTACATCTTCTTGAAGTTGGTAAACCTGTTGCCACACCGTAATACACCAACGGCTGATGAAGTCTTTCATCCGCATCAACTTCAATAGAGTCCGACGCAGACCAATCAGAAGGCTTGCGGTATCCTCGTACCACCAGCGGATAGACCGCATCGGGCTTGGGCCACAAATGCACCTTCCCCTGCCACAACGAGAAATACAACGGTCGCTGGGCTTGATCATACGAACCAATCCAAATCCCCTCAGCATCATCATACGAGATCAACTCAATACGATTACCGACAGCAGAAGTGTCGACGATAGAAGTGATCTCACGAATATCGCCATCACCAATCAGCGAAATCAGATAGTCACGCTGATTATTTACCGTGTTCAAAGTGTACGTTTTTTGGAAGAAAGGCCAGCGTCGTTCCAAAGCGATAATACGCTCGTAGCCGTCCTTGATGTACATGTCCAGCAAGGTGTCGGACAAGTCCTGCTGATCCAAATCTACGATCTCACGAATCTTCGCTCTAATCTGTAGTTTGTTCATTAGACTTCTCCTTAGCCATCTGACGCAAATGACCGATGCAATAATCGGTGCCCTTGGCACGTGCGCCCTGACATGTTTCTTCGTTAGCCATACAGCGTGTGTGCCCGAGAAAAGGCATTCCCCCAGCCTGGGGTACACCAGCGTTGGGGGACATGCTTTCACGAGAGTGTCGCATTGCGGACTCGCCGTAATATGAGTAGAGAGGTGTTCCAGCCATCATAAATAGATGGCTTCGTTACCTCACTTCGTCTTGGGAACTCTCGGCTTCTTCATCTTGGCGTTCTTAGTCCGCACGAACTTCGGCGGCGGCAGAACCAACCTTCTTGGTTGACTTCTTCTTGGCAGAAGTGGCCATTCCAGAAGCAACGCCAGCCGCACCGACAGCAGACACATACTTCTTCAGATCACCCTGACGACGGCCAGCGGCCGCACCACGGCCTCTGCCGCTCACATCGCTTGCACGAAGGTAATCACCAAACTGCTTGAAACGCTCACGCTCACCAGCGGCGGTAGGCGAACCAGCACTCTTGCGTGCCTTCGTCTGACGCTCGGCGGCCGCCATGGGCGAACCAGGATTCTTCTTCTTTCCACCATAAACGGGGGGCTTAGCCATTTTGACTCCTTGAATAAATGTACGGATTTGTGACACTAGAAAGGGGAGGCGCATAAATACGCGCCTCCCCAATCCAGAATGATCAGGCAGTCTTGCCCGTCAGCTTGCCCTGCTTCTTGCGGTTGCGCACGGTCAGGTTGCCGTAGCACATGATCAGCGAGTAGCGAGCGTACCAAGTTCTCGGGACGCACGAACTCGGTGTTCGCAAACCACTTGTCGCTGTGACCGACGAGGGTGAGGTACTTGCTGTTCAGGAAGTACACGACACCAGCGGTGCAATGCACGTCGTAAGCCACGGGAGCGGCCTTGAACAGCAGGTTCTGGAAGCCCGCATCAGCGGTCTTCGTGTCGGTGTACCGCAACTGCGGCTGGAGCAGGCTCTCGTACTTCTCAAAGAGAGTCTGAGTGGTGAGCACCATGTCGGGGTGATCGTTGCCGACCGACACGCTGTTGTAAGCGGTGGTCATCTGGGCGAGAGTGAGCGCACCAGCGGTGTTCTCCTCGTACGAACGCCAGTACTCGTTGCCAGCGGTAGCCGAGTTGATTCCACCAACGGTGTTGCCCGACTCCACAATCGCACCAAGACCGAGCCAGTCCTTGCCCGAGTTGCCCGTGCCGTCGCTGAAGAACATCTGGTTGAAGCCTTCCTTCATGGACTCTTCAGCCTGCATGATCTTGGACTCCAACAGGTTCAGGATGGCCTGCTCGCCGTTGTTCTTGGCCTCTTCAATTCCCGAGATGGCGATGGACACAGCGTACTGCTTCCAATCGAACTCGGCGGCCGAGATACCCGTCTGAGGGGTCAGCGACAAGGTGTCGTAGCCCGAGTACGAAGCGACGGTGTTGTTCTGACCGTAGATCAGCGGCTCCACAATCTTCGTACCACCATTCAGCATCCGAATACGACCCTTATCCATGAGGAAGTAGGTCAACGGACGTGCGGTGAACACGTTGTCGGTAAGGGTACTTGCGATAGTTCGCAATTGTGGTTGACAGCAGAGTGTCGAAATTAGGGTTGGACATTTTGTACTCCTGAGGTTAGGAGACGCCGTGATGCCGTTTGGCGGCATTGTAGGCGTCAGCAATTGAACGAATTGGCCCAGAGTCATCCTTAGCCGAACGAGCAGAAGATGCACCCGAAACAACGGATGCCACTTTCTTCGCCTCGGTCACTTCCGCATTTTTCTTTGCAGAAATCTGCCTCTTTTGACGAAATGCGATCAAAAGCGATCTGCTTGAAAACGGCTTCAAGATTCGTGTTGCCCTGCGCAAGCGCCGCTGACACAACCTCTTGTGGATCGAACTCCTCGCCATACTTACTTTGCAAACGCGAGATCTCCATCTCCAGCTTTCGCCTGTGCTTGCGCCTGCTCAAAAGACTTGACACGCTGGTCAATCTCTCGCAAACGCTTATCCACGGGATCGTCCCAACTGGAATCACTCAGATACGGGTCATCGTCGACCATCGCCTGAGCCTGCTTGCGGGTCACTCCATAGTGCTCCGCAAGAAGATCGATCGTTCCAGAAGGATCGTTATCCAATGCCTGCCGAATGGCAGAAGCCCATTGAAGTTCTTGCTTTTGCGATGCCAGTTCCTGCGTCTTGCGTGTGTAGTCCGCTTGACGGCTGTAACCAGCAACTGCTTCAGACAGAGGCACCGAAATTTCTTCTCCATCAACCTTCACCGTCACATAGTGATCGGCATACTGGCTGATATCAAGAAACGGCACATCCGCTTCTGCTTCGCCCCCCTCATCGAATTGTCCACCATCTGTGGGTTCAAAGTCAAGGCTATCGGTTGAGTTGTCACTCACTTGTATCACTCCTAGAGTCCTATTTGGTTGCTCTAACAA